CCCTGTAAATATTGTATTTCATTATAAACATCATAAAATTTACTAATACCACGGGATTCTTCATTAATATATTTAATATCATTAAATGATTTAATAACATCAAATTCTAATGATTTCGGTGTATTATTTTTAATCATTGTTAATTTATTATTACGAGCGGTTATAAATAAAGATACACAGCTAGCTATATTTTGTTTATATATAGTAAATACAGGTATTGCTAATTCTATTAAATTATAACATTGATATGCTAATCCATATAATAATTTATTATATAAATATTTATTATCTATATTAGATGAACTTGTTGTATAACCAGCTTCATTTGTACCTGATATATTTTTTACATAATGCAATATTTGATTATAATATCTTGTATTCATACTAGAATCATATGATATAGATATTGCTTCCTCATATAAATTTCTCCATGTAATAAATGTATCATATATTGCTGTATTAAATTCAATTTTTTCAACAACACCATCTTGAGGAACTGCTTCTAATTTTAAACCCATATCATTTAAAATTGGTAATAATCCATTATTTAATGCATATAAATAATCAATTGTTCCATTTAAAGATCCGGATGAGCCTAAATTACATGAATTTAATAATATAAATAAATTATTTAATGCTGGTTTACTTAAATCTTGTACAAGTCCATTATTTAATGAATATGTATTTCCTGTACCAGATTTTATTTCATATACTTTATTTATATCAAAATTAGTTATTTCATTACTATTACCATATCCATAATAAACTTGTTGTGTAGGTGGATCACCAACGTCTCTAGTATTACTCCACATTAATTCATAATGATTTGTAGATGCTTCATACCAATATTTAGTATTTTGCTCATTATTTTCTCTACAGCTATCCAAAGCGGATTTTACTATTGATGCAGGATCTTGTGTTTTTTCATAAACTTCAATATTATTTGTAGTTGCTGTTGCTTTATATAATTTTATACCATTTTCTAATTTTGGATAAAATGTTATTGCTGCATCATGCATAGCAAAAGCATAATTTATTATTTGATCAGCATAATTACCATTATCTGATTTTAATTTTAAATTAAGTGCTCTTAATTTTTTATCTAATACTAAATAATCTTGTAAATTTACACTTGTATTATCGCCTGTAATATTAATATTTGTATTTTCAAATATATTATACATTTGATTTAATGTAATAGCCGCATTAGAATTATTATATATAAAGGCAGCATTAACATAACTAAGTATTCCATTATTATATTCTGTAAAATCAGATAATTCTTCTTCAACCAAATTAGAAGATGATTTAAATATTTCAATACCATTTCTTATATTTCCATCATCTACATTATTTCCATTTGTTGATAATAATCCAGAATATGTTGTACCAGTATTAGTTATAATATTAACATTATTACCTTGCATTGTATATGAATATAATTCTGTGTTAGCAAGATTTATAGGAACTACTTTATAATTATTACTATTTTCATATTTTTGCAAATTATAAAGATATGAATATGTAAAACCAAGAATATATGATTTAGCAACAGTATATCCAACTGTTTCACACCATGTAGGATCTGTTCTATATGTATTTACATATTCTGTAAAATTATTATAAGGAACAGAATTTGCAGATGTATAAATTATAAATTGAGAATTATAATAATCATCTACTGATGTTTCATCACCATATTTTAATTTATCATATTTATAAATATAATTATCATATTGATTTTTTATATTACCGCCAGCATTTCTTATATTTTTATAAGATAAATTATTACTATTAAATAAAGTATAATATTTCTCTAAAAGCTCTGATGAAATTGTTATTTCATCAAAGTCGTCCCAATCATATTTATGATTACTAATATAATCATTATTTGAATCATCTATAGATATATCTGCTAAATTAGTAATTAATGTATCTTTTTCTTGTGTAAGGGTTTCACTTCTTAAAAAATCAGTATAATTAAGTTTATATCTATTACTTCCAGATATCATACTTACTGTAGGTCCAACATACAATTCACTATTAGCTGAAGATAATTTTTGATATAATAATGTAGATGTATAATTAGTACCTTCATTATTTGTAAGTACAATATAATTATGTTTTAATGCAGCATTCATTTGTGATTTAATTTCACTTATAATATCTTGCTGTTTTAATAATTCATTATTCGAATTATCTTCATTAGTCAATAATACAATTTTATTAGTACTTGCTATTATATTAGGAGCAATAAATGTAGTTCCATCAGAATGTAAATTATACATACTTGCAGTTAATGATTTAATATCATTTTCATTGCAAGATATATTAATTATATTACTATTTGTATCTGGTAAGCCAGATGTTGTTGTATATATATAATTTTCTCCACCTTCATTCCATCTACCAAATATTGATAATTCACTAAATGTTTCATTATTGCCATATAAATAATATTTACCTGAATATTTATCTGTATCTTTTTTTACATTATATATATATTCATTATTATTTAACTTATATGAGCAAGTTAAATCATTAGTTGCAATAATATCATTAATATATGAATAAGAAACAGTTGAAGTAGTACTTAATGTACCGCCATTTATAATATGTGATGATCCATTAATAGTATTTTCTGTAATATAATATGTTCCTAAAATATTATTATATGATTCATTAATAGGAGCAGAATAATCATTCCATGAATCTGATCCAGCTAATGAAATTAATGTATATTTTACTGTTCCTGTATTAGAACTTAAAGAACCATTATTATATATTGTAAGATTATTTTCATTTATATTTCCAGATTGACCAGATGATGTAAATACAGTATCATTTTGAGGTATATCACCAGGTGACTTAGAATATAATATAAAACTATATTGTAAAGCGGCATTTACTGGAGATGCTCCAGAGAAATAATTTTCAGTAACCAATACATCAGCATCGGTTATATATTTAAAGTTATAATTATCTACATTGTTAAATGTATAACCAGTTAATATAACTTCCGGAGATGATACAACAGAACAGTTAACACTTATTACCTGATCTTCTGCATGTGCATCATCATTCATATGATATGCAATATTTAAAGTGCTATAACTTTCTAACAAGATAGGGTTACTTGTATTAATCTTTAAATATTCATTATTTATTTCTGTTGTATAATTATTCAAAGGTCCTTCACCAAGTCTAATTTCGTCAATTTTAAACTTAGGAATATATTTTTCATTTACAGCATTTTGTAATGAATAAATAACACTTTCTTCTTCATCCTGTACAAATTCGTATTTTAATGGTCCTACATTAATATTTTTATTCTTTTGTCCATAAATTAATTCGACAGAATTAAGTGATGTACCATCTGGTAAATAAGGGAAAGTATAAGATTCACTATGACAAATAATATTATCATAAAGAATACTTAATCTATTAATATGAGCTTGTTTTTCACTGACTTCAATTTTATCAGTATCAGTATTTGCAGTATTAATTACTGGCTCTAAATATACATTATCAAGAGAAGCCATCTGACTTGATGTAAGCCCGATAGTATTCCAAGGATTACCGTCTCCAGATATATATTGTGCTGAAATAATACTATTGGCATTTTCTCTTTGTGATTCTCCATTATATGTTACATTAATAAATCCGCCTATAATATTATTTGCTCCTGTTGCAATATAAGGATCTCCTTCATTATTATTAGAATTATATTTTATATAATCAGGTGAACCTCCATTCATTTTACGCTGTTTTACTTTAATAGGTGTAGGTTCAAATGTATGAAGTTCAAGAGTCTTTGTATCTTTATCAGCAGTTTCAAGAAAATCAATAGGATAATTTCCTTTTTTTAATTCAAAAAGGAACTGGTAAATATTTTCATTAATATTTACATTTCTTGTATAATTAAGATCATTTAATTTAGACGGACGTGTAGAACCGTCACTTTCAACAATATTTCCGTCATATTGTCCAACACAGTTTGTATCAGTAAATGGTAAAATATTTATTTTCTCATGAGTTAATTGAGCTTTCTTTGATGAATAAATATCTACTGCTGTATATTTTAAATCAATCTTATCTACATACCAAGGAATACCCTGATATACTTCATGCCAATCTTCATCAGTATGTCCTGATGCATTAGCTTGTTTTTGAAGATAAAAGTTAATAGTCTGTGGACTAGTTGTTGATTCTATAATTCTATAATCAGCTAAATATTCACTGTTATTAGCGATTATAGTAGAATACTGGGTAACACTGAAAGTGCTTTCACCGATTGGTTTATCTTCTCCATCAATACTTATCCATGAACTTGAAGTTATTTCTTCACTATGATCTTCAGAATCATAAATATGTACATTAATAGATATATAAACTTCTGGTGTTTTAGGTGCTAAATGTACATTATATGTACTTTGACCGACGGTATTAATAGTTAATGTATTATCATAAAATTCGTTATTTGGATCAACGAATTTAATCATATAACCATACTGAATAGTACATGTTATTGTATTACCACTTACACTTAAAGATTCAGAAAATTCATCTAAATCATTTTCATTACCATCTTTAGCAGTTACGATTAATCTTTGAGCGACTACTGAACCATTAGTAATATTAATATTTATTGTTCTAAGATTCATTTCTTCAGGACGAACATCACCCATGTTAATCCTTTTATATGGCATCTTAATTTTTATATTAAGTCTTGTCTTAGCCGCACCAGTAAATGTATGAGAAGCAGCATTCCAGTTGAATACAGTATCTTCATTACCGTCAAATACAGTAATCATACCTTCACGTAAAGTAATTATATCCTGCCCATCAAATTCGAAATAATTACTTGCTGTAGTAAGTGTATATTCTAAATCATTAAGTTTTACGACAATAGGTTCCTTTCCTGCTTCTGAACAAACAGGATTATAGTTTTCATCGATAACGTAACCGAAAATTTTTGTATATATTTTCTGTTCTTCTCCGGATGATCCGCTATCATCTATGATTACGATGCCATTATAGTTATCTGCCATTATTTACTTAATCAATGTTTTTAATTTTGAGATTCTCTCCATCTTATTGTATCTTTCTCTACAATATAAAATTCTTTATCAATCTGCTCTTTTTCTTTATCTTCTTTTGCCTTTATCGTATTATATAATGAATTATATCTTACTATTGAATATTTTTCAGATTTATATTTTAAATTATCTTCAACATTTGAAACTCTGATATTTACTGAAGTAACTAAAAATTCACTGTTTATAGAATTTCTATAGTTCTTTGCACTGAATCTTACTGTAAGTTTTTTCTTTTCTCCATTAGTTGATTTATAAACCATCTTCGGATTAAGTGCTGTTTCTTTATCATATATTTCCTCATCATTATAGTTTACTTCAAGTAAATCAACATTAGGAAATTCATTAGTTCCATCTTCAAATACTACTGATAAGTTAAAATCACAAGTAGTTACAATATTAAATACCGCACTGACTGTCTGTAAAGGCATATTGATTACTTCCTCATCATCTTTTGGTTTTATAAGTTCTGTAACTGATGTTTCATTAACATGGAACTGATGAATATCTTTGCCTCTTAATAAAACATTACCTGTACTTAAATATTCTTTATATTCTTTAATTTTAGAAGTATATTTATCAGATACATTTTTATATTCAGAAATATATGATGACAATACAGCATAATCTTTAAAATATATCTTATTGTCATTAGTAAAACCTAATGTCTGATAATCAATTTTACCGATACCATAAGTTTTATCAGTGGCTATATTAAGATTCTGTTCATTAACAGTTATATTTCCGTCTGAATTAAAAACTATTGTTTTATTATCAGGCTTTGAAATACCGAATGTTTCTGTTGTTGCAGTTCTTAAATTTTCAGTATTTACATTTATAATACCTTCTTCAATATTGACTGTATTATTATCTCCAATAACAAAACCGTAATTATCATTATCTGCTTTCTTTATTTCTGCAAGGTTAACTTTAATTTTTCCGTTATCACTTATAACTGTAGTACCGTCACCGATTGCAATACCATATTCATTAGTAGAATTATCAGCATACATTAAATTATCAGTATTTATCCTAATAATTCTATCTTCATCAATAATTACTGTTTTACCGTCAATTGCTGATATACCGTAATTTGTTTTAGATGCTGTTGGGATTGAATCTATATTTACATTTACAGTATCATTTTCCATTATGAAATTACCATTCAGCTTTGCTCCCAAATTAAATGCTAATTGGTTTTCTTTTTCAATAATTACATTGTTATCAATATTTAAAGAAATATAATCTTTATCAGTATTATAATATAATCCGTTTCCTTCTTTAACAGTATAAGTTAATCTTACAGGATTACCTTCATTATCAGTAGCTATTAATGAGTATGTACCTGTATCATTATTATTTTCATCTATATTAGATGCAATTATAATGCTGTTAATAGGTAAATTAGATCCAGCCAATACATTATATGAATATGTATTAGCTATAGAAATGTTCATCTGTTTACTATAAGAACTTGCTATGTAACCAAGTTTTGACATTAATATTACTGAATATTTTTAATATTATCAAATTTTGTTTTAATTAAACTATTGCCTGTATATGCCAATATATTGCCAACTGATGAATCCTTATCATTAGATCCTGCATGCTCAATAGTATATTGATTTACCTTATTTATAAGATTTATCAAATTACCTTCTGCAGCAATAGAATCCAAATCTATATTTGTTTCTTTATCATAAGAATTAGTAATATCACCATTTTGGAATACATTAGTATTTGTAACAATCTGGCCAATTATTTTACTATTTTCAACTTCTGTCCTTTCATCAATAGAAGGATAATTAGAACAAAGTTTAAATTGTATTTCAATAGTCTTCTGATTTGTATCAGTAGCAGTCATATCAACCTTATTAAGTTGAATCTGATAATTATTATCAATTTCAAGAGAACACTGTATAATCTGGCCTAGATATACAATATTGAAATATTGTTGCCAAGATACCTTATCAATTAATTCTTGAACAAGAATAATTGATTCATTGAAATTAGAAAGTACATATTTTGCTGCGAGGCTTATTTCAACAGGAAGTCTTCGCATTTGAGCATTATATCCTTTGATTTCATTACCGTCCCTTCTTTCATACTGACCTCTTACAAACGGTGCAGAAAGCTCTTCTGTAGGAATATTGATATCACCTATTTCAATAACACAACGAGGCATCTTCATATACATATAATCTTCTCCGGATGTTTCATTCATTGAAAATGTATAACCATTTGATTCAACATAAAGATATGATGAACCTGTTGTATATATAAAATGATTAACAGGTTTATTATATAAAACGATATTATCGGTTAACCAGGATAATGCACCTTTTAATAAAACAGCAAAGTATCTTTCATCCCTGTCATATAAATTATCAAACTTCTCCAAATTCCATGGTCTTAACCAGTTTGAAGTTGTTTTTTGATATACTTTCTTTGACATTTTTAATACATTATTATTATAATTAAAAATAATTTTATGTATTTAATTTTAAGATGAATAATTCAAAAATAAATCATATTTTTATGTAAGATAAATTAAATTTTAGAAATCATGCAATATATATCTATTAATTCAATTGGAGATTATCCTGAAGACTTTTTAATTGCAAAGGTAGATGTTGAAAGACATTTAATAGAAACAGAAGCAATTGAAAAAAGAATGAAGCTTGAAGAATTTATTATATATTTGAATATTCAGAATACAATATATATGAAAGGACAGAAAAGTATAGCATTTTCTATCCAGCAGGGTCAATCAGACAAATATGTATTTTATTCTTTATTGGATCAAGATGAAAATGGTGAATTATTTGAATCTTTCAAAAAGAAACTTGAACATCTCAAATATAATTTTTCATCTTTAAATAAAATTGACAATATGGATTTATTAAATATGGATCTTACAAAAGAAGAGTTATTCATGTTTAATTTTGTAATTCATAAATAATCATTTTAAAGCCCATATTTGAGTCCGAATTTATTTTCTAAGGGATTTATTACTTTTTTGATTTAAATCAATCCTGGACAAAATAAACTAGTAAAAATAGAAAAATAAAGGAGTATCTAAAGATACTCCTAATTTTTTTAATAAACTTCGATAATTCCCGGAACCACGATTGACTTAATTTGCCAATCTCTTGTTTCTCCTTCCATCATCTCTTTTACCTTTGCTTCAACACCCTTTACATCGAATGCATCGACAAGATGTTTCTCTTTATTCTTATGAATCTTTCCTTTTTCATCTTCTTCGAAAGTTTCAATCTGTACTAACCAATATTTATCCTTTGGACTCATAAACTAATTATGATATATTTATATTATAAAATAGAAAAAGACTGAATTTAAATTCAGTCTTTTAGTTGTTTAACCAATATTCGTAAAAAGTATCATAATCTTCATCACAAAGTTCTGCTAGTTTATGGAAGATTCTCTCCCTTACAACACTGTCTTCTGCACAATAGTTTTCTTCAAATTCTTTCGGATTATTAAATAATGCAGCGAGAACCATTGCAAGAGTATCTGAAGGAAGCTCTTCACCTAATTCATCATCTTTAAATTCCTTTTGATACCATTCCCTTAATTCCTGTTCCATACCTTCTTTTTTAAGATACTTCTCATAAGGAAATTTAGATGATGATTTTACTTCATTTATAAACTGTATAAGAGTTTTCATAAATTATTCTTCTTCCTTTTTATCGTCTTTCTTATCGTCTTTCTTATCTTCTTTATCTTCATCAGATACCTTTGTATCATCAACATATTCTCTCCAATCATCAAGGGCTTTTTCTAATTTAACAATTTTCTGAGCATATGCTTCATCAGAAGCTCTCTTCTGATCTTTACCTCTAAGGTGTACGAAATCCTGAATTAATTCAAAAAGACCTTCTGCATCATCTACTGAATCTTTCTTAAGAGATACCTTTACTTTATTGTCTTCTACTTCTACGTCAACACCGTCTTTTTCGGCAGTTTCCTTTACTGACTTTAAGAAATCTTCTGTTCCTTCGCAATCAGCAAAATTAAAGCTTAAACTTTTTGAAGAAGCACATTTACCTTCTTCACAAGCTTCTTTAATGTATTCTACTAATGTTTTCATAATTTAAATATATATAATTTTATTTATTTTCAAATGTTTCATTAAAATTGAAATATTTTAAAATTTCATCTACTGTATCAGCTTTATATACTTCCATAGGTTTTCTTCTACCGCCTTTCCATCCACTGAATCCACTATTCCATAATTTACCCTGAAATCCTTTGGTTCTTTTATAAATTTCAAGTGTACGATCCATTAATCCGCCTTTACCATTTGTTTTACTGTTTTTTGAATAAACTTTAACAAGTGTACCAGGTTTATATTCAGGACCGGCTTTTACTTCTTTATCTATAACTAATTTTTCGGTAATATATAAAGTTATATCTTTCATTATTCAATTGGTTTCTTATGTTTATCTTTTCTGCTATAAGATTTCTTTGATTTAAAAAAGTTTGTATGATTTACAGGTTTACCATGATTTTCAATTTCTTCTTCCCTTGAAGCTCTTCTGTTTGCTTTCATAAAATCTCTTTCAGTAATCTTACCACAAGATACTTTACCTTTACAACCTTCAAAGTATTTATCATCTTCTTCTAAAAATTCATCAAGATATGCTGCTAAATTTTTCATATTAGTTTTTTTAAATTTATTTAAAATTGTAATTTAGGAAGTAATTCTGCAAATTGTCCTCCGTAAATTTTTATCTTATTAATATTGGAATCAATTTCTTCATTAAATACCCAATCAAATATTTTCTTATAATTCTTTAAAATATTATAGTTACATTCATTTTCATTAAATGATACAGGTGTAGGACAATCACATTTTACTGAACTTGATTTAATAAAGTTCAATGTATGTTGCATATTTATAAATTCATCAAAGAATATATTTAATGTTTCAATAAGAACATCATTAGGGATATAATCATCTTCTGATTTATAAATTCTGAACCAATCTTCATAAAACTTAGAATCACCAAGCATTGTACCTAACCAGTTATACATAGCTGTTGAATATAAATCGTAACAAGAAGGTGTTAATTCTGTACTTGATGAACCTGAATTACAACCGCATGATGTAGATGTTGTAGTTGTTACTGTACCATAACCTGAATTAAGGATTAATGAAAGTGCATTACTTCCTTCATCTGATTTAAAATTCTTAAAATAGTTTAATACTAAATTATATATCTGGTTTCTTGAATCAAGTAAAAGATTATCTGTAATCTTTGTATATTTTAATATAATAGAACAGAAAGTTGAATAGAAATTGTTTAATTCATCTTCACTGAACTTATTTGTCAGCATATTGTTCTTTTCATTAAAATACTCAATATTATTATAATCTTCATATAATTCACCTGTCAATGGTTTCCAATATTCTGTTCTCAACTGTCCAAAAGTATCGAGATAATCAGGAAGTCTTACACTGAAATCAGGAACTTCAATCTGATCTGTAAGTGCAAGATAATTATATAAAGTATTGTTTGTATAATAATCTTTACCGGCCAAGAAATTATCAATACCCTTTACCCAAATCTTATTATCCATTAATGACTGAGCAACGAATGACTGGAAAAGATTATCAGTATCATTTATAAACTTATCTGTAATATCGATATAAACTCTTGGGATATCAAGTAATTCACCTTCCGTTGTATTTTCAAGTTGTAATCCCCAGTTATCTTCTTTTAAAATAAGATAAGGAGCACCGAATGATGTTTCACCTAATATATAGTTTTCTGTAAAATATGCTATACCGAATACATTAAAATTAATAAAAAATCTACCTCTTACTTGTTCAGGTAATTCTTCATTCATTGTTGCCTGAATAATTGTTGGTTGTAAATATTTAAAAAATTGATTCATTTTATTTATATAACATTGTTAATTAAAAATAAAAAAAGTTGCAATATTAATCGCAACTTTCATTTTTTAATCACCTTCATCATCTAAGGTATCACCAACTAATTCTGATTCTACATGTTCATAAATATCATATAAATCAGCACCACATTCTTCAAGATATCCTGCCATTGCATGCAATACTGTTTCTGGAGTAAATGTAATACCAATCATAAGAGTATTAATTGCTTCCATCATATCACTGGCACTAACATCTTCATATGGAACTTCCCATACAACTTTTTTATCAGACTGTTCAATCGTCAATCTGGTAAATTTTTGTTCATTATACATAAATTAATGATTATTTATTTTTTCATATAAAAATCTGATCCAAATAATTCATCAAATACGAGTATATGATAATTATTGATAACATTATTAGCAAGTTCTGAACACTTATTATCAAAATCTCTATAAAATTCATCAACAATTAATCTCTCCAATGTATTATCATAATCATAATTTGGATTGAAAACAATTGTTTTATGGATAATATTATTTATGATTTCTTTAAATAAGATATAATAAATATCCTTTGCCATTATACCGTTTTCTTCTAAAGATATTGAATGAATAAGCATAGGATCTATTTCAATATTAAGATACTTATTATTTCTAAATAAATCGCTAAGCTGATCATAAGTAAGATTATCAATAAAAGTTTTAAAAGCATATTCCTTTGCAGACATATCACTTGGCATAGCTATTGACTTTATCTGATTTTCTGTCAATGCTTTTTTCATAGTATTGATAATGTAAATATATGCATTGTTTTTTTCTACCCAACCCTGCTTAAATTCTTCAAAAGGATCATTCTTTTCTTCTTTAATTTCTTCCTTTACTTCTTCAGCATATTTCTTATCGGAATCCTCTTCCATTAATTGTTTATTGCAATTACAATAATCACCTTCATTTTTAAGATTCTTTTTATCTGGTGAATCTATATCTATTACAATATTTGAAAGAGCTTTTTCAATAATTTTATCAACAGCTTCAGTTAACTTTGCATCTATTTTCTCAGATATTATTTTATCTAAGTTCATATGTATTGTTGCCATTATTTATAACTCTTATATATTTATTTTATTTTTTCTAATTCAGGTTTTCTATCGTATTCTGTTTTATTATCTCTATTTTTTCCAATATGATAACCATCACAGAAAAGGCATTTATATGTACTAAAATGAGTATTATGTTTTTTACTCATTGCCTCCGCTGATTTAAGTGCTGTCTTTAATGTATTATATGTTATCTTTGGTTTACCTGTATGCTGATTAATATGGCTATTTATACTAAAAGCGCCCCATGCATTTCTAGTTATAAAAAAATTCTTGAACCAAGTTTTTCTTTTAAACTGGTCTAAAATCCATATTTTAAAATTTCTCCATTTTATTTTCGGCTTTTCAATTCTGATAGCCGGTCCTTCAGTCCAATCTGTCATATATATAATTGTCGTCTATCTTTTAATTTTTCAAATAAATTAATATTATCTGCACAATATACTGATTTTAAATATTCACAAAGTAAATTTAAATCCCATATATCTGTATTTATAAATTCACCTGTATGCGGTTCTCTATATTTTATTCCAGGAGGATCCCCACGTAAATATAGATCACTGTAATATATACTTCTCCAATATACAAGATTTAATCTGTCTATTTCAATATTTAAAGTCTTCATGCAGCTTCTTTTTCTTTTATTAATCTATCTATTTCTGTAAGTAATTCAGAATCAATTTTCTGTCCAGTATATTTATAAACATCTCTACTTTTAAGAACTCTTCTTTGCATACGTTTAAATGCATAATCTTTATCATTCTTATAAACATTACCCATTATAGAAACAAAGTATTTTGGATCCTGTCTATAAGTTTCAAGTTCTTCTGGTGTCCAGTTTCTAGGAATATATCTGCCGAGACTATCAGGACCCTGAGCAGGAGGCGTAAGGAAGTTCTCAAATGAAAGATTACATGTCTGTACCTGAGAAGGATAAAGTGATTTGAAATCATCACATACATTCCATGAATATCTACCTGCAACACAGCCACAGAATGCACCTTCATAATTTACTTTATATCTTTCTACTGAATCATAATCATATACAACTCTCTTATTATCTTGATAGAATTCGTAGAATACATTTGCCGTAGTTAATGCAACCTGTCCGAATGCTTTTAAAAGAGGTACCAATGTAACACTTGATACAGAGCAAGGAGATTCAAGTGATTTCAATCTGTAATGAATTAATAATCCGATAAGACTATCAATAGCATTATAGAAATAATACCATTCTATATCTTTCTCATACAAATCATTTAAGGTTCCCTGATACTTAATCTTATTGGCCTTTACAGCATGTTCTCCAACCCAGTCAAGTGAATAACTTTCGTATGGTCTAAGCACATAGTCATACTTCTTTACAATTTCCATATAGTCAAGCCAAATTGAATGACTTGGAGCAGGAATCTTTCCAATCATTTGTCCTACCTGGTCTGTAATCTTTATATTAGTTACTTCACCAGTAGGAGATGCTTTCTTAATTATACTATAAGCTGCTGCTTCACCAAATAATACTTTCAATCTTGTAGTCAAATAATAAAAGTCGAAGACATATGCATTCCATCCAGCTAAGCAAGCAATCTTAGGGCAAATATGTATAAAGAAATGTTTAAGCATTTCCTTTTCGTCTGCAAAATACTGATAAAGGACTTTTGGCTCTTTACCAAGTTTCTTTTTCATATTTGTTGCAAACTCGTTATTATCAATCCATTCTAAGTATCTTGAACGTAATAAACTAATCTGTTCTTCAGATAAGTTTCTTAAGCCATAAACAATACAAGACATATCCGGTCCTACTAATGAAATAGAAGTTACCTGGTGCAGAGCTATTTCTGGGTCAGGGAAAGTAGTAGGATCATATTTAGTTTCAATATCAAAAAAGTAAAGTTTAGGGAAATACTGAGCATGCATTGCCTTATTCAGATCTTCAGGCAGCTCATACATGAATTCCAAGATATCGAATTCATTAGGTGTATAATTTGTGGTATCCTTAAATACCTTTCTTGCTTTACGGTTATTCCAAGTTTCTACATCACCATTTTCATCATATTCATATGTTTTAAAGTGATGAAAATATTTCTGATAAAATTGTCTGTTACCTTCTTTGTCAATATAACTGATAACTAGTTTTTGCTCTTTCTTGTTCCATGTTCTATCTAATATCATGTCAAATTTATAACTTGTATTTGTAATATTAAAATAGAAAACATATATGAATATATTCAAAAACAAGAGGATACCTCTCGGCATCCTCCGTAAAAAGTTATCGCTAAAATAACCAATTCCAAAAACCTCTTATCCAGCGTCCAGTCTCTCCAATCTTCAAAAAACAGGGACATTCAGGTTATATGTCTTCGCTTTCACTTAAGTTAATCTGCAGAAGCGCATTCCGTAGATGCTTTCATCCAACTTAACTCAATATTATTCTGTTCCGAAGAACAGTATTGGCGCTTAGGATCTCCTGATTTCCGATTAACCATTGATTAGTTTGGGCTTATATTTTAACTGGGTATCATTAATCTCCAATTTTCAAGTCCTTCTTCCATCAATTCAGTTAATGGCGGTTAAACTAACGACTGTGCTATTGCGCATTTTCGGATTTGTTTCTAACTTTCAGAATCAACTGTCAAACCAGTTTAATTTTTATTTAAATCTATAAATGGGAAAAATTTCAAAAAACCACAAATGTATAAGTAATCATTATTATAACCAATCTTTCAATCTATCTGAAAAGAAAAAGTTATCCGATGTTAGCTAGGCTTATGGCCGCAATTTCACATGACTTATATTTCTTTACTGTTTATTCAATTCTTCAATCATCGTGTAAATCTTCTCAGGTGTTTCATTTACACTGAACTCCTTGATATCAGAGCTTGTATACAATGTAGAAACAATACGACCATCATCAGTAGTATCAGTATCAATTATATCGATAGTATCAAGACTGACTACAACGACAGAATTGTTAGATGCATTGTGCAAGCGCAGAAATTTCTTAATATTTTTTTCCATTTGTTTTTGTTTTATTAATTCAACTAAATTTATTATAGGAACATTTTTCCAAAATTCATATTATTTCTTACGAATTTTTGAAAAATTTAACATCATAGAATATACTTGAAGACCTTCCTCATACTTAATATGATACTTCTTACAATCATTCTTATCGAGTGAACGGTTATTATTAGGACCTTCAATCTGTTTGAGGATAAGAATATTTACAGGATTAGAATGAACACTCCAAATAACCTTCTTAACTTCAAACTTCTTGACAATCCTTTCAGAACCGTCCTTAATCTTACCACGAAGGATTACATGATCACCAATTTTGTATCTGGTTTTAACAGAAGCTTTAGCTTCATTTTTTGACCACTTCTTCTTCCGAAGAGCCATAGCCTTATCAATACCTGCTTTTACTTCTGCATCGATATGATCAAATGTATTTTCAATGGTCTTACCATCCTTGGTAACATAAATGATTGTCTTTCCGTCTTCAGTATCTTTATAAGTAATATCAGCATCCATAGAGAGAGCTTTCTCTATGTTATAGTTAATTCTTTCTTTTGTTTCTGTAGACTTTGCTTTCTGAAGCATAGCATCTACAGCTTCTCTAACTGAAGCCATTTCGTTTGCCATTCTCATCATATCCAATTCCTTCTGAAGTTGCTGAATTGTCTTATCAGTTTCTTCAGAAGGAATACTTAAACCCCAATCTTCCATCATTACTTACCGTTACCGTTAATGGCATCCTCAAGCTGGATAGCCATGGTATGAAGTTCCTTCTCGATAAGCTCACGCTGATGCTCACCATCAGCATGGATGCGCTCAACCTCCTTGATGGTTGCAATAAGCTCATTGGTAGTAGTCTTGAGAGTCTCAAGAGAGATAACAGACTCTTCATTGGCCTTTGCAACAGCAACAGAGTTGGTATGAAGGTTCTTTGCATTCTCAGCAAGAATCTTATTAGTCGTTTCGGTAAGCATCTTCTGTGCCTCGACATTCTTAGTCTGGTTATTCATGATAACCGCGATAGAAAGCTGATTCTTCCAAAGAGGAATCACATTGGTAACAATATTGCTGCTCTTCTCAGCAATTGCCATGTTATTACCCTGGGTAGCCTTAATCTGAAGAAGATTCTGCTGCATAACAGCTTCAGTAACCTGCATATCAGCAATACGCTTCTGGATGGAACCGATGAAATCCTGCATTTCAGAAATCTCATAGGTCTCATAGTTTTCAGGATGCTCCTTCATTTCTGCAAGAACCTTCTCGGCCTCCTCCTGACGAAGCTTAGCACCGATGATAAGTTCACGGATACGAGCAATATAAGTTACATTATTGTCGAAAATTTCCTGGAGGGTAGAATTATCCTTAAGTGCAACAAGCTTTGCATTGCCCATCTTTGCAGCAATTGCATTGACGTTTTCCGCAATGTCATTGTACTTAATCTTAATGTTCTCAATAGAAGTAACAAACTTCTTAACAACAGGAAGATGACGAAGGAAATTCTTCCACTTAGTATCAGAATTAATCTCGTCGATATTGATCATATTGAGCTGGGAAAGAAGTTCGGTGGTAAGCTCAACGATTTCCCCACCATCGCCTGCCTTGACGGAAGAGAGGAACCTTTCTCCGTTCTCGGCTACTACAGAATTAAGCTCGGAACCATATTCATGAACCGTAGTAAGGTTATGAACATCGACCTTTTCAGTAAGCGCCAAGTACTTGGAACGTTCCTCGGGAGTAAGCGCAGCAAGACGCTTCTCATAATCGTAACCAGCCACAGTAGCGCTATGAGCTACAGTAATGTCTTTAGTAAGTGAATTTGCCATGTTTAAATAAATTAAAAATTAAAAGTTATTGATATATTTTTTTATATGTTTTTCAAAATTTTCTTCAGAAACAGATATCCAATCATATTTAGAATTAGTAAGATAAATAACATAAATTGGATTATCAAGTTCTTTTCCTGTTTTTGGATCTGTTGTTTGTTTAACTATTACATCAATTTTATCAAGAGAGATTGTTATCCCCTCCCGAATCTGTATAAGTTTATTACTTTTATAACATTTAGTATTTTTCATACATGCTTAATATAGTGTAAAAACAAAAAAATTCGAAATTATTTTAAGAAAATAATCTCATAAAAACCAAAATATTAATATAAAACTTTATTTTTGTATATATAGAAATATGTTATTGATTATTTCATGGTATTTGGTAATTTAAATAGTGTTCTGGAAAATGAACAGACAATAATGGAAGCTGTAGAATCTAATATTTTAACACAGCAATTATTATCAGGACAAACAGAAAGGAAACAAAGTAGGGTATCTAAAATATTATATGCTTTATCACACTACGGAATGAATTATTCCGACCAGGTAATGAAGAATATAAGAGCTATCCCTGCAGATAAATCTTTACAGCCGAAAGATGATTTACTTATTAATCAATCTTTATATGGCGGCATGCTTAATAACTGGCGTCAGAAAGGTGAAGAAGATAAGGATTTCAAAGAAAAAACACTCGAAGAAAAAAGAGGTAAGCTCCGTAAACTTGCAGGTCAACCTGAACTTGAAGATATTCTTGATGTTATGTCTAATGAATGTATCGTTTATGACGATGACGAAGCATATATTGCACAACCGTTTATTGATACAGGTCTTACGCAACAATTAACAGAGAAATCAGCAGAAGAACTTAGGAATGCAGTTGATACCGCATTCTATAAGATGTATATGTTCCTTGAATGGAAAAAGACTGCTTGGGATGATTTCAAGAGATGGTTAATTGACGGTGTACTTGCATATGAAATAGTTTATGATGATTTAGAAAATCCTCATTCTATTATCGGTATTATTGATATTGATCCTGTTACATTAACAAAGGTAATTAAAAACGGTACTACATATTGGGTACAGTTTAAAGGTATACAGGGTAAAGAAAGATGGTTGCTTGATATACAGGTTATTTATATTAAGTATGAAGATACCGGTGTAACAGAAAGACAGTCATATCTTGAAAGACTTTTAAGACCTTTCAATATTTATAGAATTGTTGAACAGGCACAAGTAATTTGGACAACAACTCAAGCTTCATTCAAAACTATGTTTACAATTCCTGTAAACGGTATGAATAAAGCAAAAGGTATGCAGACCCTTTCACAGGCAATGAATAGATATAAGGAAGATATATCTTTCAATGTTGATACTGGCGAACTTACTGTAAATGGTAAAGTTAATATGCCATTCAATAAGGAATATTGGATGCCAGAGAATGAAGCAGGTACACCTAATATTGAAACCCTTGTTGATAATGGACCACAGTTAAATGATTCTGATCAAATTAAATATTTCTTATCAAATCTTTATAGAATGTCTAAGATTCCTGAATCAAGATTTGATAAAGAAGCACAAGCAACATGGTTTGGTTCAGATCCTACTCAACAGTTAAGAGATGAAATTAATTTCTCACGTTTTGTTACAAGAATGAGAAATACTTTTGCTGAAATTATTCTTAAACCTATCAGAATTCAAATCGCGCTTAATATTCCTGATATTAAGAATGATAAGAGAATACTTGATTCTATTTCTCTTCATTTCAATTCATATAACCAGTTCAATGAACTTGCTGAAATGGAAGTTATGACAAAGAGAGTAGAATTTATCGGAACAATGAAAGATTCTCTTGTTATTACAAATGATGAAGGCGAAGAAGAACCATTCTTTGATCCAGAATTCTTAATCCTTAAATATCTTAAGATGTCTGAAGCTGATCTTGAACTTAATAAGAAGATGAAGGAAGAAAAGAAACTTAAGAAAGCAACATCAGGTGGTGATAATGGAAGCGATGAAGAAGAAGGTAATGATGAAGAATTAGGAACTGGTGAAGAAGGCACTGGAGCAGAAGGTGGTGAAGAAGGCGGTGGTGCCGAAAGCGAAGAATCAGGTGGTGAAATCGATTCTGAAATGTTAGGTGATGTTCAACCTGAATCATCTGAAACTACACAAGCATAACCTATGAAAAAATTAAATAATTATATAACAGAAAAGCTTAGAATCAATAAAGATTCTAAGCTTCATTCTGGAGAAACTACAACAATCATCGATAGAATATATATGTTAAGAGGTTCTGATGATGAAGTTATTGATATTATAGTTGATGATTTTGTACAAAAATGTGTAGTTCTTATTGATTCTTATAAACATCCAAACAGTGTACTTAATTCTGTTAAAACATATGAATATTTTTATAATGAATTTGGTACAGATACAGATGAGGATTTTTCAGATTGGAAAGAAATATATCATCAGGTTCCATTAAAAATGTGTAAAGAACTTTGGACTAAATATGGAATCAATAAAATGGATATGAATGATTTTGAAAACATGTTTGGTTCTGGTGAATTTCCAATCATAAATGTTTTTAGAAAGAACAATAACGTAATTTATAATATTACAAGATAAATATGAAATTACAAGATTTTAAAATAATACCAGGTACAGTAATTGATGTTGCTGATCCAAAGTTCATCGGCAGAGTAAAAGCTGATGCGCCTGGTTTATTTAATTCAGAAGTAATGAATAAAGAAGGAATGCCTTGGATATATCCTTTTGTAATGCAGGGATATCAAAGGTTTTCTAAACTTACAAATGGAAGTAAAATATGGATTTTAACCAATAATGATTATCATGAATTTTGGTATTGGCCAATGTTTGAGTTAAATCAAGATACAAGAGACATTATTTCTGCAGAAGAATCCGATTATGATGAAGCAGAAGTTTTACTTTCAAGAAATATGGGTGATAATAGTGTATATATTTATTATACACCAAGTAAAGGAATACAGATACAACAAGGTGAAAATACTTTTATTAATCTGACTTCAGATAATAAAATATATACTACAGCGGGTGACGGACAGGTACTTATTGAAAATAATAATGTATATATTGGAGATAAAGAAACAGGTTCAATGGAAAAAGCTGTAATGGGAACAAAACTTGTTAATTATTTAAAAGGATTTAAATCAGCATTAAAAACAGTGGCAACAGCAGCTAAAGCCGGTTATACAGCAAATATTGCTGGGCCGCTTGATGCAGCTTGTCAGGCACTTGAAAATCCTGAAAATTTACTTGCAGATAAAACTTTTGTCGATTAATTATGTTAGGACAGTATATTTCAAAAGATACATTACCAGGAGATTTATTAGGTAATCTTGAACAGGTAACACTTAATGCAGGATCAAGCTTCCTAGCAGGCGCTGCAACAAGTTCTTTTGCTAAAGCGGGGAATATTGTAAGCAGTGCAGGAACAATCGTAAATACAGTTACTGATCCTAATTTATATAAAAAACTTACTACTGATTTAATTCAGCATGCAGTAACAGTTACTACTAATGAACTTACATCTTATATGATGGATAAAACTACTGAATTATTAGATTTTGGTAAAGTAACTGGTGTATTAGCAGAATCTATTGCATATTGGACTAAAGAAAATTTAAAGACCCCTGGTGAAATTTTAGATGAAATAAAAACTAAAAAAGTAAAAGATGAACAAGATAAATTAGCTAAAGAGGAGCAAGAGAGAGGTATTAATGACGTAAAGGATAAACTTACTAATACTGTTGGACAAATAAAAGATTATAGTGATAAAATAATTGGATCTCTTGATTCTGGTCTTTCAACAATTACAGCTTATCTTACAATGGGGCCTGACTGGGTAGTTAATAAGGTAAATTCATATGTTGCTCTTGGAATAGAAAAAGCTGAATCATTTATAGGTACATATACTGATATGGCTATTCAGGCAAGAGACAGTGCTATTGATACAATCGGACATGGAATAGGTGCCGGGGCAGCTGGTATTGTAAATAATATAGCAATCAGTGCAGCTAAGAAATTAAAAGCAGATACAGAAGGTTTAATTGCAAATGTTCAAACAAAAGCTACAAATGCTATTGTAAAAGCAGTTATGATGATTAGACAGTTAACAGGTATCGCAATTCCGCCGGTTATTCCTCCTCTTCCAAAACTTACATCTTTATTTTAAAATTTAATTAAATTATATATATGAGTGCTAAAGTAAATATTTGTATGTGTGTTAAGAACAGGCCTTCTACCGTAAGGACATCTATTGATACTATACTGAAACAGACATTTGAAGATTATGTTCTTCTACTTTGTGATGATATGTCTTCTGATATGACTATGAACACCCTTCTTGAATATCAGGCAAGATATCCTGGAAAAGTACAGGCATGGCAGAATCAAGAAGAAGGATATATCAACGCACATAATTTTATTCTTTCAAAAACAGATGCTGAATATATTTGTTTTATAGACAGTGATGATTTTGTAGATGAAAGAAAACTTGAAGAACAAGTTAAATTTTTAGATGAACATCCAGATGTTGATGTTGTTTCTACTTGTACAATGTTTCCTAATAAACAAGTTCTTATTAACAGTGCTGTTGAATTAGATAATGATACTATTACAAAAGCATTACAGAATAAAATTCCAATCAGTACAATATGTCATTTCGGAAGTGTAATGTTCAGAAGAAAATGTTTAGAAAAATTTACAGGTAATATTTATTTCTATGATGAATATAATACAGGTAGATGTGGTGACGGGTTCTTATATACATTACATTTCTTAGGATATAAATTTGCAAATATTATTTCTACTATATATGTATATTCTAAAGGACTTATTAAAAACAGTCTTACAAATACAGTAGATCCTGAATTTGCAAACAGTATGGATTTATTGGATTATGAAAATAAGAAAATGTTTACTTTAGAAATGTTCAATAATTATAATCCACAGAAAAAGAAAAGAGGTAGACCAAAGAAATCTACCATTTAAATACCATAAAATAATTAAAAAGAAAGGATATTGATTTATTTTCAATATCCTTTCACATTTATAATATCATCTACTTCTTTACTTCCAAGTGGAATAAATTTTCTGGCAATAGCACGCATAGCAGGCTCCGGAATATCACCCCTACGTCTGTTAATACAGATTTCAAGAGGAGTATCCATATTTACACCTACGACAGTTGCACCATATCCTTTAAGGAATGAAATCATATCCTTACGATATCTACCGGTATTTGTATCATCAATAACAAAGTTTTGCTTTTTCTTACAAAGTTTTGCAATCTGGAAATGTTCTTCTGTAGTTACCTGGTGTTCCTGTCCGGAAGTAAGAACTGCCTTTTCATCCGCGCTTGAAGTAAATCCAAGCTTTGCCCTAATAATATCACGGGATATAACAGGAAGCTTGGGTTGATTCTCTTTAATCCAGGTGGATTTACCGGATCCAGGAATACCAACCATAAGGTAAACTACGAATTTAGAGCCAGTTAGCTTATATGATTCAAGTGTTTTCATTATTTAATCTTATTATAAAGTATAAGTAATACATTTATATATAGTAACAAATAAATAAAAATTCAATATGCCGGCCAATAGTTTAATAACAGAATTTAATCCGGTAAAAGATACAATTAACGGTCAAACTGCTGAAAGAGTTGTTTGGACCACTAAAGCATTAAACTTAGCAGTTGATGCTATTAAAAAAGGTTTACCACTTAAAACTAATCCGTTTTGTGGTAAAAATGTTCAGTTGCTTAAACCAGATTTAGTATATAGAAGAACTCAAGAAGAAATAGAAGATTGGATGCGTTGTAGGGATGATATTGTTTATTTTGCAAGCAAATGTTTCTTAATGACTCCAGAAGGTCTTAAACCTTGTAAACTTAGACCATATCAAGAAAAATATTTAAGACATGTTAAAGCTAACAGATGGAGTATCTATCTTGCTGCAAGACAGTGTGGTAAAAGTACTACAACAGGTATTGCAATTCTTCATGAAATATTATTTAATATTGA